TCAGTATGCAGATTATGCTACCAGTAAGTGGGCCCGTAAGGAATCAGCACTCACTCAGACAGAACGTGCGGCAATTGATGCCTATGGTTTGTTTGATTTGAAGAGTTTCCTTCCAAAGAAACCTGGTACTGATGAACTTAAGATTATCAAAGAGATGTTTGAAGCATCTGTTGATGGCGCTACCTACGATGAGTCACGTTGGAGTCAGTATTACAAGCCAAGTGGTTTGAACGGTAACAACAACAGCGATACTGATGATGTTCCCTCTGCAAAGCCAGCAGTAGCTTACAGCCGTCCAGCACCAGTTCAAGAGGACGTTCCTTTTGATATGGACGATACGCCAGTTGCAAGTGCACCAGTAAGCACTGCTCCAAAGAGTGGTGGTGAAAGCAACCAACGTGCTGCAGAAATTCTCAGCATGATTCGTAATCGCAAGACTGCAGAATAATAGCACTATTCAGGACAGGATTTAGTAGTCCTGTCCTGTTTTTTAATTGGAAAAATAAAATGAAATTTGTTTGGTCTAAAACAGGCGATTATATTGAGTTTGACTCATTCAATAATAATTTTCTAGAATTAGTCATCGATGAATGGAATAAAAGTTCTATTAATAAGTTTACCTTTGACAAAAAACTTGATGTTATTTTAGAAAAAGATAACTTAGATAAAAATTTAAATTTAGTTAATGATTTTTTAAAAAAATTAAATGTATCTCCATTTGTATGTAAATTTGATGATTTAAATCAAGATTCATTAAATTTATTACATAAGGAATGGGTGTTGTTTCATATTAACAATTCAGCAATATCAATGCTATTAAATAAAAATAAAATTTTAAAAGATGCATTTAGTGATATAAACATTAGTATTCATCGTTTAGAAAGTATATTTTCTATAACATTGAATAACAATAGTGTTATCTCAGTTCGTAACCCCTATAAAGAATCAATTACCACTTTTAATCAGACAAATCTTTATTTTCATAATTCAAACCTTGGCAGATCAAGTTATAGCAAGTGGAAAAACAATGACAAAAGTATTCATGGATTAGATAGAAATGACATGAGTGAAGTATACGGTATTATAGAGTTTAATTTACATGTACCACATACGGTATTACCACCTATAGAATATCAAAATTGGTGTAAAGAAAATAAAATTGAGTGTGCTGGAAATAAAATATCTATAGGAAATTTTAAAAATTTACAAGATAACCTTACTATTTACAGAAATTTGTTTGTAAAAAATTTTAATATCGATGATAATTATTGTTTTTTAGAAATTTAAATTGATCTAATCCCCCCCAACGGTTATAATAAAATAATAGGAGAAACTATGGCTAAACCATTTGACATTTCAAAATTTCGTAAAAGTCTTACCAAGAGTATTGAAGGTCTCAGTATTGGATATAATGATCCAACTGATTGGGTCTCAACGGGTAACTATACACTTAACTATTTAATTAGTGGTGACTTTAATAAGGGTATTCCGCTAGGCAAGGTTACTGTATTTGCTGGCGAGTCTGGCGCAGGCAAGAGTTATATCTGCAGTGGTAATATTGTTCGTCATGCACAGGAACAAGGCATTTATGTTGTTCTTGTTGATAGTGAAAACGCACTTGACGAAGATTGGCTTAAGGCACTTGGTGTAGATACCAGTGAAGAAAAACTTCTTAAACTTAATATGGCAATGATTGATGATGTTGCCAAGACAATCAGTGAGTTTATGAAAGAATATCGCACAATGCCAGAAGATGGTCGTCCAAAGGTGTTATTTGTGATTGACTCGCTTGGAATGTTGCTTACTCCAACTGACCTTAATCAGTTTGAAGCAGGTGATCTTAAAGGCGACATGGGACGTAAGCCAAAGGCGTTAACTGCGCTGGTTCGTAACTGTGTTAATATGTTCGGTGCAGCAAATGTTGGTATGGTAGCAACCAACCATACCTATGCATCACAGGATATGTTTGATCCAGATGATAAGATTTCGGGTGGTCAAGGTTTTATCTATGCTTCTTCTATTGTTGTTGCTATGCGTAAGTTAAAGTTGAAAACTGATGAAGATGGCAATAAAACTACAACAGTCAATGGTATTCGTGCTGCGTGTAAGATTATGAAGACACGCTATGCCAAGCCATTTGAAAGTGTTCAAGTTGAAATTCCATATAAAACTGGTATGAGTCCGTACAGTGGATTGATTGATATGCTTGAAAGTCAAGGTATTCTTGTTAAGGCTGGCAATATGTTGCAATATACAAGTCCTGTTACTGGCGAGATTACCAAAGCATTTCGTAAAAACTGGACAGATGAACAACTTAATATAATTATGAGTGAGTATGCAAAACATACTCCTGTTACGAATAAGGAAGAAACCGAAGATGAGTGATACAAGCGAATTACTTGTTCAATTTTGGCAAACAGTAAAAGAATATATTTCAGCAAAAGATCGTCAAGTAGCAGCCGACCATGTTATCAATGAGTTGGTTGAATTAGGCATTACAGATCACGATTTACAACAACTAGCCGTTGATAGTGCCATGCGAGCAGCAATTGCTGAGCATTTAGACGTAGAAGAAACTGATGAAGACAGCGAAGACGACGAATGAGTGGTTGGTATACCAAAGTAAGTCAAGATTTGTCCAATATTCCAAACTTCATAGAACACTATGAAGGCGAATTGGAAAGCGCAAAACGTGATATTGGCATCTATGGAAACGTAGAGAAAAATCTTAGCGGCTTGCCTGGTATTACTGAACATCGTTTTAATCAGCTACAGGAAATTGAGGCTATTCTTAATCATCTGAACATTCAGTTGCGTAAGATTCGTCGCAAACATTTTCAAAAATACCTAGAACACTATGCTCGTGCACTAACCGCACGTGATGCAGAAAAGTATGTTGATGGTGAAGAAGAAGTCATTGACTTTGAAACTATCATCAATGAAGTTGCCTTACTACGTAATCGGTGGTTGGGAATCATGAAAGCAATGGAAAGTAAAAACTTTATGCTTGGTCATCTGGTCAAGTTAAAAACTGCTGGCATGGAAGATTTTAATATATCTTAATTATTTAATTAAGTGTATAATCAATAATATATACAAGATATCAACGAGGATAATATGAAGAAAGCACTTATTACAGGCATTGCCGGTCAAGACGGCAGTTATCTAGCAGAACTTCTGCTTAACAAAGGTTATCAAGTTCATGGTCTTATTCGCCGCAGCGCAAACTTTGACCACCCAAATATTCAAGATGTTAAGGATCAAGTAACATTTCACAATGGTGATTTGAGTGATTCAAATAGCATCCGTAATCTTATTGACAAGGTAGAACCAGATGAGATTTATAATCTTGCTGCACAAAGCCATGTTAAGGTATCATTTGATATGCCAGAGTTAACTGGTGATACAAATGCTCTTGGACCGCTACGTATCCTAGATAGCATTCGTAGTCTTAAATTAACAAATAAGACCAAGTTCTATCAGGCATCAACCAGTGAAATGTTTGGTATCCAGAAGTTTAACCCACAGAAAGAAGATACTCCTTTCTATCCTGGTTCCCCTTACAGTGCAGCCAAGTTGTATGCTTATTGGATCACGGTAAACTATCGTGAAAGTTATAAGATTTTCGGTTGCAATGGTCTGCTATTCAACCATGAATCTCCTCGTCGTGGTGAACTCTTTGTTACACGTAAGATTACCAAAGCATTTGCTAACATGGTATTGGGCAAGCAAAAGGTGTTGGAACTTGGTAATATGGATAGTCTTCGTGATTGGGGTCACGCCAAAGATTATGTTCGTGCAATGTGGATGATGCTACAACACGAAACGCCAGATGATTATGTTGTTGCAACAGGCGTTCAAAGCAGCATCCGTGATTTCTGTAACTCAACTGCTGAATACTTTGGTATCAAGTTAGTTTGGGAAGGAACCGGCATTAATGAAGTTGCTCGTAATTCTGTAACTGGTGATGTAATGATTAAGGTCAACCCAGAGTTCTATCGTCCAGTTGATGTTGTTAATATTCAAGGTGACGCTACCAAGGTTCGTGAAGTTCTTGGTTGGAAGCCAGAATATACACTACAAGACCTTGTTAACGACATGTGCGAAACCGATTACAATTTGGCAAAGAAAGGTTGAACATGGGACAGTTAGTATTTGCACCAATTAGTGTTGGCGATTTGTGGGACAAGATTACTATTCTCAACATCAAGTTAGAAGAATATAGTAAGGTTGACAATGAAACCAATCGTATCAAGATTGAGTATGTTAATAAAGAATTAGCAGAACTCATGAAGATTATTGATGAACTTGAAGAACCAACTGAGCCAGTCGATGATGTTGTCAAGAATCTCAAGGCAGTAAATCATATGATTTGGCGACATGAAGATGTTGTGCGAACATATGGCACAGACTTAAAGCCATACGACAGTGAGTTTATCAAATTAGTCACTGATGTTCATCAAGGTAACAAAGACCGTTGCCAATACAAATTAGATATCAATAAACTTTACAATAGCGATATTGTAGAAACAAAGTCATATATCAACGAGGGATTGAAATGAAGAAGATTTTAGAATTAGGTGATCACTACGTAAGTGATTTTATGAAGCCAGGCGCAGAAATGCGTGAAACAAAGCCATGGAGTCTTGATTTGTATCTTGACGAAACCATTGGCGCAGTTCGTCTTGACGGTGTTGCACCACTTGACAAGATGTATGGTCAGTATTGGTATCGTAGTGGTATCAATACAAGTATGACAAAGCAATTAGGTGAAATCGTAAGCGAGATTACTAGTCGTACAAAGATTAACGATGGCGATATCTGGTTGGATATTGCTTGTAATGATGGTACGCTACTTCGCCAAGTTCCTGATAACATGATTAAGTTGGGTATTGATCCTGCCGATGATTCATATTTGGAAGAAAGCCAAAAAGTTGCCGAAGTCAAGCAAGATTTCTTTAGCAAGGAAGCATATGAAAGCCTTGGTTATGGCAATGAAAAGGCAAAGGTTATTACTTGTATTGCTATGTTCTATGACTTAAACGATCCACGTCCATTCATTCGTGATGCTCATTCTATTTTGGCAGATGATGGTGTATTCGTTCTTCAAATGAGTTATACTCCGCTTATGTTGAAGCAGTTGGCATTTGATAACATTTGCCATGAACACGTTTATTACTATGATCTTCGTAGTATTCGTAAATTGTTTGCAAGTGAAGGTTTTGTTCTGCGTGATTGTTCACTAAATGACACTAATGGTGGTTCATTCCGTGTAACTTTCCAGAAGGATACAAGCGACGAGAAGACCTTTGCTACACGACAGATTCGTGACGTTTGTGAAATGCGTATTTCTTCAACTCTTGCATACGAAACACAACATTGGGATATCACCGATGTAAAACTTTGGAAAGACTTTGGTGACAATATCTGGTCATTGAAGGCGCAAGTTCTTGATTTCTTGCATCAAGCAAAGGCAGAAGGAAAGAAGGTTTATGGATATGGTGCATCAACCAAAGGCAATACGCTGTTGCAGTTGTTTGGAATTACACCAGATTTGCTAACTGCTATTGCTGAACGTTCACCATATAAGTTTGGTTTACAGACTGTCGGAACTAATATTCCGATTGTTAGCGAAGAAGAAATGAGAGCAGCTAACCCCGATTACTTGCTTGTTCTTCCTTGGCACTTTATTGATGAGTTCGTTAAGCGTGAAGGTGACTTCATCGCAAAGGGCGGTAAGCTAGTAGTTCCTTGCCCAACCTTCCAGGTTATTGGATAATCTATGGAGAACATAGTATTCTTTAATCACTGGCATTACGGTGACCTATTCTCCACGAGAGGATGGGTTGCCGATATCAAGCGACAGATGCCAGAAACAAATTTTTATTATGCACATAAGAAAAATGGTCGTGCAATTGTTGACCTTGTAGAGACACTTGATGAAGAAAACAACCGCATGGTTCTTGATGGCATTGATCAATGGAAACGTTTTGGCAGTGACGATGATACCGTTCTTATCAACACGTGGGTAGGGTCATATATGGGATTATGGGCTAACACCCATCCTTCCTACGTTAGTCATCAACGTATTATTGGCGAGTGTTACAACAACCTGCGTCAGCAATTTGGTATTGACCTCAAATTAAGTGATGATGTGTGGGATTATGTTCCACAGATTGATTATAGTGCATATAATCGTGCTGCTGTAGACGACAATAGCAATTTAGCAGGTAACGTATACCTATTCTGCAATAGTGCAGTAGCAAGTAAGCAAAGCAGCATGGATAATATGCAGAAGATTATCGAATATGTTGCAGCAAATCATAGTAAAGATACATTTGTAGTTACTGAAAAGTTTGAAACTAAAGTTGATAACATTGTCTTTACAAGTGATATCTTTAATGACACTTGTGATTTGTGTGATATTTCTTATCTATCAACAAAGGTTAATTTAGTTGTTGGTAAGAATAGTGGACCATTCACTTATGCCAATACTAAACAAAACTTGCTTGATAAGAACAAGGTATTTGTAAACTTTAGTCATAAGCCAGAAGATGTTTTGCCATATGGTTTAGATATTAAGGCTGACTTCCGCCATAGTGATGTTACCTATTCAAGTCCAGCAGTAAAAATTATTGAAACTGCTATTAACGATATCTATAATAATAAACAAATTAGCGGCTACCACATAGTAAAGTAAATTAAATGACACATAGATTTTTATTTGTTAATACAAGAGAAGCATCTTGTAGTATATACGAGAAAGGTTTAACTTTCTATGAACTAATGAAATCTTCTCCTAATTGGAAGATGGATTATTCAGAAGTTCAATTTCTTAATCGTAATGAATTGCATAACGGTCGTATTGTTGGACCTGATGGTCGTAGTCCACCACAATATGATGCTATTATATGGAACTATCATCCATACACCATGCGTGAAATGGAACACATTGATTGCACACAGTTCTATAAGTTTCCTGGTGTAAACTATTGTATGGTAGTAGAAGAAATACGTGACGATGCTAATCCAGTAGTAGATAATGTTCCCGATAGTTTCAATGGATATATTGTTCTTGATCCTACAAAGAAATTTGGCAATCCACGTTTCCATGCTTTTCCACGGGTCTTGCCAAAGATTGTTACTAGTTACAAATTTGTGCCAAAGGTTCCTGTTATTGGTTGCTATGGATATGTAACTGTTGACAAAGGTTTTGATTTAATTGTCAAGGCAGCAAGTGAAGAGTTTGAGCAATCAATTGTCCGTATTAATCTACCACAAGCAGCATACAGTGACCAGAATAAGGCATTGTTAAATCAAGTGTTAGATACTTGTCGTATAGCTGCTCGTGATAATGTTGAATTGCGTATTACACATGATTTTATGAGCAAT